AAGGAAACTCTGGATTCCTACGAAGCTATGCTCAAGTCTGCTTCGGAAGCAGTAACCAAGGACGACATCAATGCTGCCAGCTTCGTAGCCTCTTCGTTCTCGTGGACTCAGAGTGAAGATACTGTCAGGATGATGGAAACTCACGATGAACTATACACAGCCTCTATGCTGGTTGACGCCAAGGTTGTTGACCCTGCCTTTATGGGTACCTTCCTCAAGCTCACTGCGCCGGGAAGTGAAAACTTCCAGAAACTGGTGGAGATGAATGCTATTGCTAAGGGCGAGAACAAGGGTATCTCTGCCAAGAACCTGATGTCTGTCATCAAGAACCAGAATGCTAGCAGTGTCAAGCAGTCGGCTACCTATCGTGGTGCTGTCCAGACTGTAGCTCAGTATCTTGGTGACACTGGTTTGTCTGCTGAATACCTCGAACCTGTAGTAAACAGGTGGCTTACTGAAGGTACCCTTGGTCCTGCAGCTAACGAGTTGAAGAAGGGTGGATCAGATCTAATAGCCTTCCTGTCTGCTCCCAAGATCATTGACAACATTGCTCGTACAGCACCTAACACTCTGCCTAACGTGGTGAAGGGTGTGGCTGAAGCTATCACTACCAACAAGGAATTCCAGGACGAGATCACCGACCTCCGTAAGTACTCGGAGAATGGTAAGATCATGGAAGATGCTTCTGGTGCTCTGGTATACGTAGACAATATTCGGGTACCCAAGCCCTTCGAGACTGCAGCTTCTCGTACCATGCAGACAAAGCTTGGCCCTCTTAACAAAGCTATATCTAACCTCAAGTACGCTGTAGACAAGTCTGGTCAAAGCTGGGATGACTACAAGAGTGCTATCTACCTCACCTTAGGTATAGAAGGTGAACAGATAGAAGGAACTTATGGTATCTTTGAATCACCAAATGAAGATGATATCTCCTTGTCTACGTCTAGCGAAATTGGTCTGGTATGGAACGATCCCAGTTCCTCTGAGAAACCAAGGGGTATTAAAAATAACAACCCGGGTAACATCGAGTTTGGCTCGTTCACTAAGTCCAGAGGTGCTATAGGTTCCGATGGAAGGTTTGCAAAGTTCGAGACTCCCGAAGAAGGTATCCGAGCTATGCGTGATCTTCTGAATGTATACCAAACTAAACACGGTCTGAGAACACCTCTTGAGATTATCTCTAGGTGGGCACCTCCCGGTGACAACAATCCGACAAGTGATTATGCTGCGAGAGTTGCCAGAGCTATGAACCTAGGTATAACTGATCCTGTTGATCTCAGTGATCCGTCACAAGCAGCTCAATTTATAGCAGCTATGATTAAAGAAGAGAACGGTAAACAGCTCTACGATATAAATGCTATTGAAGAAGCACTCTCGTGATCGAGTATTACCTGATAGTCTTCCTCTTGTTCTCCAACGAAGGATGGACTCCGGGTCACGAAGTCTCTGGGTGGTACCCAAGAAAACAACCCTCCCTCAGCGTATGCCAAGAGAGGGCTGCTCATGCTAACAAAAGTGACCCACCAAGGGGTATCCTTAAGTGGGTCTGGATTTGCAGGGGAGTAGAGAGAGGTCAGTCTCCGCTACCCTCCTGAGAGTATTCTAGTTCGAGTAACATCTGGGCGTAGTGGATAACTTTCAGTACATCCTCTTTACCCTTACCTTTCTTGTTGTGCCTTGTGATGTACTTGACTATGTTCCCTTCGCACCAACCTAGTTCGTTGCCTACTATGTATTCGATAGGTTGGATACGGCAGTCCTTGTAGTGGTTTCCTCCTACCTGTGACTTCAGATAGGAAGTAGAAGAGTCGCTTTCCATAGACCACCGCTTCCTGCTGTATACTCGATTGTTATCTTAGGAACCCCCAAGCCACCTTGCTTGAGGGTTTCTTTTTGTTCCTTAGCCCAACCTTCTGCTTCTTTCCTGGAGCGGAAGGTTTTGTCTTTATAGGGGGCGTACTCAGCCATCTTTCTCTTTCGTCCAGATCTGGGAGATCTCCAGCATGTGGGTCTCTCCGTCGATAGTCTCTACGAAATCCTCGAAGGACTTGGTGTATCCTGCCTCTTCCATAGCCTGGGTCTCTGCGTCTACGTAGTCCCAAGCTTCTTCTTCGGTGAACTCTCCTGTAAACACAAAGTCTACAATCAAGTCCTCTGTTACAGCAATCTCAACTTCCACAGTAGCCACCTCCTGTTATATCACACACGTCGTTCACCTCAATATGCTCGTCGAATTCCTGTCCCAGTTTGTCAACTGCTTCTTCGTAGGGCACTGAGACGAGCGGTTGTCCACCTCGACTTCCATCTGGATAACAAGTGAATCCTCTAAGTCGATGTGCATATTTTCCAAGTACCTCTCCAAACTCTGCCTCAGAAAAATCCTGATCATCTCTTGCTGGCAGGTTGATGGTGCTTGAGATTGACATATCGACGTAATCTTGTATGTCTGCATTCAACTTGATCCTCCGCTCGTAGTCTAGTGCTAGGTCGATAGCACTCTCGATCTTCTCAGGCTTCACGTCGTACTTTTCGATAAGCCTACGTGCTGCACCGTCTACTGCATACTGGTACTTCCACCTAGTGCCTGCTGTAAGATATCTACGCTTATATGCCACTGCGTATACAGGCTCAATACCAGTAGTAGTGTCAGCAAGCATACCAATAGTACCCGTAGGGGCAATGGCACGATTAGCAACCGGTCTCGAAATACCCAGATGATCAGACATATAAGCACTTGTTCTATCGCTAACACCGCGATAGATATCAAGCCAAGTATGTAACTCATCGGTCACCTCGTATTTGTGTCCACGTTGGATTAGCCACTCGTGAACTCCCATCAAACCCAAGCCAAGCCTGCGGTTCTTCTCCCTTACTCGATACACTTTGTCGTAGGGCAGATCGGCTTCAAGCGTTCCGCAGAGTAGGAAGATTGTTGCGAGTTCGACCACCTGTGCAAATCGGTCAAGAGTGTGTACACGAGAAAGGTTGACACTACCAAGATTGCAAACATCAGAGTCGTCTTCTGAAGTGACTTCAGTGCAGGCATTACGGAGGGTTTCCTTTTCCTTACCGAAGAAGTTGAAGGAGAACCCGGGTTCACCAGTTCTAAGAGCCTGTGAAACATTCTTCTTGAATACCTCTCCGAGGTCTCCTGTCTTCCGGTAGTTAATCAGCCACTCTGTATCGTAGTTCACAGAGATGTTAGTCATATCCAGAGGAGCAGGGAAGTTGAAGTCCTGAGCCTTCAGATCAGCGATAGTCAACCCTGAGGTACCGGCAGGCATGTTGTGCCAGTCCTTTGCTGCGAGGAACTCAGGAATATCCTGGTGCTTCCAGTTCAGAGAGGCATAGATAGCTGACCGTCTGCTTCCTCCCTGCATGACGTTCCGTCCGATCTCATTGACCATCCGCATTTTAGGCACCGGCCCTGATGCTTCCCCGCCAGTTCTTCGAATCGTTGAACCTGCAGGCCGATAAACTGAATAATCTGAACCAATACCTCCGCCTGTGACCAAGCAGGACTCTGCCTTCCAACTGAGATTGGCCCAATCCTCTCGCGTATCTTCTTCAGCTCGGAGTAGATAGCAGTTATTGAAGAACTTAACTGATCGTCCAGCGTAATACAGGTACCTCCCTCCTGGCAGAAATTCCATGTCTCTGATGATTTCGTAGATTGCATCGCCTGTATCCTTTGGTACCTTGTCCCCTACTACCTGATCAGTCAGGGTGCGAGCCAGATCCTCCCAAGTCTCACACCCGTCGTGCCGGTACTTTCGATTAAACGTATCCCGACTAAGCTTTGTATTAAGTACTGGTTCCACTTACTTTACCATAGCTTGCATATAAGTAAATCCGTTAGTAAGCAAGACACCACCCTGAGGTTTCCACCCCTTCTTCATCATTTCTGTTACAGCCTTGACAAGTTCAGATGGAGTAGGCTTGCCAACCAAAGCATACTGTTTCATATTATTAGTCCTTCCATATTTGGTTCTTTGTAGTTAGGCCCCTTGAGTACCTTACCGTCGTTGCGGTACACAGGCTTGCCATCTTCGCCCAGCTTACTCATATTACTCTCGTGTACCCGGTTGAACACCTCGTCGATAGGAATACCGTAAGTAGCTGCAGTACCGTAGATTACGTAGAGGAGGTCTGCCAGTTCCTTAGCCAGTTCAGCCTTGGTACCAGAATACATTGCCTCCTCCACTTCACACATCTCTTCGTCCATCAACCTAAGCCTCAGGCAAGCCTTCTCGTGATCGGCATCTGAGTAGGATGGGTTAAATGGTGTATCCAAAGCATGACCAAAGGCTCGGTGGAACTGCCGAACCTTGTCGTAGTTGGTAGTATGCTTCATACAATTTCTCCACAGAACTTCACCTTAGTGCCGAACATATTCGTGTAGTCCTCAACCCAATCCAGAGCACTCTCTTTGTTCTGGGCAGAGAACTTTAACTGGTACCAACCTTTCTTGCCGTCTTCATCCACAAGCTTTTCAACTGCGAGATACTGCTTCATGCTTTACCCTTTCGTTTTGGTTGGGAGGAACGATTAGTCTTACGAGTTACGATACGCTTTACAGAACCAAGCTTGGCGTTAGCGTGCTTCCTTCCGTGGTCCAGTTCTTTACCGTCACCCTTGGAAACCTTACCTTCCTTCTCAGCCTTACGCCTGTCTTGCACACGCTTCTTCCGCTCGTCTTTCATCTTCCGAGAGGAGTGCCAGCGGCGGTACTCCTCAGATGTAATTCCCTTCTTAGGCATATCACAGATCCCCCGTCTTTTTCTTTGTTACGTAGATCTCCAGAATCTTGTTAACCAGATCTAGAGGAAACACTCGTGCACCAAGCAGACATCCGTCGTTGTAAGCGAATATCAGACCAGCTTGAGGGTAGCTCTTGAAGACAAAAATAGTATCAGCATCACTACCTTTGCCGTCGTACTGCCGCTGGAGTGCTTCAGCCCACGAGTGGTAGAAGGTAAG